GGTCATAGAATATAAAGATGAATTTACAGGTGAAAAACGTCGTCTTTGTCCGATTGATGGAATTCGTAAATGTGAAACTAGAGAAGATAAAGAAAAATGGGGTCCATATTATAGTCCATGGTTAGAAGATCAATATCGTTCTCTACAACAACGTGGTGAAGCACATTTATTTAGGCAAGAAGTGTTAGCAGAATTTATAGGTACTGGAAATACTGTTTTATCAAGAGACTCGTTACTTACAATACAGAGTGGAGTACGTGATGATTATAAAGTTGTAGGAACAGTTGCGTATACGCACCCAGTAGATGGCCGTGAATTAACTTTAGATTTTGAAAACCAGCTATGGATTTGGAAACCTCCAGTTCGTCCAACGCCACCAGTTGTTGAAAATGGGAGAATTATAAAACAGGGAGCGCCTGGTCATTTTTATGGTGTCGGTATTGATGTTGCGTCTGGAGAAGATAGAGATTATTCGGCTATTGAGATTGTTGATTATACGTCTATGGAACAAGTAGCTGAGTTGTTTATAAAAGTACCGCCAGCAGTTCTTATTATGATGAGTGATTATTTAGGTCGTTGGTACAACAACGCTTATTTAATACCAGAGCGTACTGGAATTGGAAATCCAGTTAGTCAAGGTCTATATGATGAAACAGCTTATAGTAATATTTATCGTCTTAGATTACCAGGTGGTAAGCTCAGTAAGAAAGTTGGTTTTCCAACATCTCCAGTTCATAAACCAATATTAATTAAATGCTTAACTGATTATCTTGAAGATATTGAAAAATCAGACGAAATAGAAGAGAAACTTGGTGTTAAAATATATAGCCGCAGATTATGTCATCAAGCATCTATTTTCGTTCATTTGGGTAGTAAGAAAGTAGGAAATGTCAAAGGCCCAGGTAACCATGATGATTTGATAATAGCTTTTGCTCTGGCGCTTATTGGTGTTAATGAATCAGCTATTTCTGACCAAAGATATCTATTTCCAACTAGGCAGATTACAGATCAAGTTGAAGATCCGTCATTAACTGCTAAACCAGAAGATATTAAACAAATGATGCAACAAGGCGGCATGGGTTGTTTAGTGCCAATTATTATTGGTTCGAACACAGAAGAAGTTATAACACCTATTCAAGAATTTCGGAAATATATAGCCCAACTTGGTGGGATTCCACAAGATAGAAGTGGCCCAGCTTTCGGCGCTTCTCAACGCCGCAAGATTACAAAGTTATTTCCGAAATGAGTATTAGTACATAACTAGGAAAACATATGAAGCAGATACTTGGGGTTCACTAAATATGCCAATCTTAAATTGGCAGTTATTTGACAGGTTACGTGCTTATTTCAAGCGTTCTAATATTTATAGACAAGATAATTTATATCAAGATCAAAGCAACATTGATCGAGTTGTAAGCAATGGTAATTTCATTGAATTTAGTAGACAAGCTGGTCTATTAGAACAAACAAATCTACAAATTAACAGACTTGAACGCTATAAAGATTATGACATGATGGATGAAGTCGGTGAGATAACGCTCGCTTTAGATTTATATGCTGATGAATCATCGCTTATTGATCCAGAACGAAAACATTCAATGATAGTTCGTACCAAAAATGAACATATTAAACAAGTTTCTGAAGATTTTCTCTATAACACTCTTATGATTGACCGTGATATACGGCCTTTGATCAGATATCTATGTAAGTATGGTTGCGCACCATTTGAAATCGTTCCTACTCAAAATAGAGACGGTATTGCATCTCTACGCTTTATTAATGTCTATAATTTTACTCGTGTTCAAACGAAATTTGGTGATCTAGTTGGATTTTATTATCAAGACCCAAACACATTAACGCCTATATTCTTGCATCCATGGCAGGTTGTGCATATGCGTTTGACTAGTTTTGATAGTTCGTTTTTCCCTTATGGGCGGTCGATTTTAGATGGAGTTAGAAAAGATTTTAAGCGTCTCCGATTGATGGAAGATGCTGCATTGATTTATAGAATTACAAGGGCACCAGAAAAGCGTGTTTTCAGCATTCCAATTGGTAATATTCCAGCAAATGAAATTTATGCTTATATAACTAATATTGCACGACAATTTAAGAAGCATAAATTTGTTGATCCAGGAACTGGACAAATTAATGAACGATATAGTCCGTTGATTCAAGAAGATGATTATTTTTTACCAAAGCGAGCAGATGGATCTGGTCCAACAATTGATACATTGCCTGGTGCTCAGAATCTAGATGAAATAGAAGATATTCTATATTTTAAAAAGAAGATGATTTCAGGAATGAAAATACCATTTAGTAGAGTTGGTATTGGGCAACAGACAGATACTGATGGAAAATCTCTTTCATCTGTTTCTCCAGAATTTGCTAAAGCTATACAATGGATACAGCGTGAAGCCGTATATGGAATAAAGAAAGTTTTAATTGTACATTTAGCTATGCAAGGTTATTCTATAGAAGATATCAAGAGTGTTGATTTAGCAATGACTGCTGCATCAGCGATTGATGAACTCTATCGTATAGAAACATGGAACACACGAGCTGATGTGATTGGCACTTTACATGAAACTGGAATGTTTACTGATGATTGGATCTTACGTAGTTTCACTAACTTAACAGACGATGAAATTGATGAAATGGCGCGTAAACTAGAAAAGAAAGCCGCAGAGGGTGGGGGTGAGGAAGAAGAATTAGGTGGTGAAGGTGGAGGAGATCTTCTTGGATTAGGTGAAGCTTTGGATCCTCAAGAGAAACGTTTGATTCAGGAATATGTAAAATATGCTAAACGCATAGTTGAACGAGATCCTCTTCCTCGTCGTGGGGAAGATGTATTGAATATGCCTGTTGAATATTATGTAAATCAGAAGGAACTTGATGCTTTACCACAGCCAGATGGGAAGTTGTTGGTTGAGAATTCTATACCTAAAGAAACAATAGATGAGGTGAAAGCACAATATGAAATGTTATTATCCGTTGATGCAGGTATTGACATAGAACCCAATAAAAATCTTTTAACTGAGAGTGTGCCGATAGAGGAATCTGATATTCCCGGCAAAGATAGTTGAGCGAAATCTAAGGGGATAATTCTGACATGAAGAGCCAAGTTGATTCTCTCCCCGTAACAACAGTTGATGCAGGTAAATTTCTTCATCAACTAAATATGGGAGCACAAGCACAAGTTGCATTATTTGAACAGCATGTTAAACAATTAGGTAATGCTGTAAATGCAAATTGGCGACTTGTGAGTCTTGACAGAAATAGTTTGGTTATTGAAGATGCAAATCTCAATAAATATTATCAAGGAGATATTAAACATCAAGGCAAAGGACGTGTTAACATCACCAACATTCGTGAACTTCGCATCGTTGAATCGAAAACGACCAAAGAAGAAAGTTTTAGAAAAAATTTAGCAGAATTAGTTCATGCCATTTGTGAAGATGATTTGAAAAGTGCTGATGCTATTTTTGGTCGTGTGGCAAGACAGCGTTTCCGACCTAATGTGATACCAGAGAGTGGATATGTTGCAGTTAGAGATGGTACTCTCCGCTACGTCAAAGTGACTAAAGATATTGTCGAATCTTCAAATAAAAAGAGTCTCATTAAAAATATCGCAGAAACATTAAAAGGCGGCGTTAAAGTTAATAGGGGTAGAATCGTTGAAGCTGTTTTCAATAACACTATTATAACTATTCCAATTAATGAATTAACTCGTCGAAAAACAGCTTGTTGTATTGTGAAAGAAACTGCCCAAAAAGCATACTTATCAGAGGGTTTCCAGAACCGTATTAAACACATTGCTCAATTAGTATCAGAGAATAAGCTAAGAGAAGCAGTTGAAATTTCAGGAAAATTTTTAACAGAAAATCAAGAATTTTGTTTGCTTAATCTACGTGAATGCCGCGAGTTGATTGGGAGTGCTTTAGCTACTGGTTGTTGCTTTAATAAGCAATTATCGGATGATGTCGGTAATTTATTCTATCGCACTAATTGTCGTATAAACCGCGATGTAATTCTAACAGAATGGCGCAAAACAGCTCGTATGACTGAATATGCTCCATTTGTTGAAAATGTTCGTAAGCTTGAAGAATCTAAAGATTTCGAAAATGATTATCAAGCTTTCCTTGATGCCATTTTTGTTGAGAGCAGTAAGGATCTAAAATTGCAGGCAACTGAACATCTTATTACTCTCAAAGCAATTCGTGACTTGTTAACAGTGTCAGAAGAGCATAAAGAAGATTTAGAGCAAATTCAGAAATATATCAACGAGCTAGAAGTTAAGAAGGATAATGTTGATGATGCATCAATTCTTGAAGTTCGCAATTTCCTGAGTGGTCTGAGCGAAGAAATTATTGATGCCGCAGGTGCATTAGGTGATTATTCTAATCCAAATGCAGGTACAATGAGTACCTTCGACTCCATGGCAACTGGAAGTCAAGCTGAACCTAAGATGTTTGGTGATGCTGATCTTGGTGGAGTTGGTGAATCATTACCTCTGGGAGGTGATACCGGAGGAATGGAAGCTGGCGCAGAAGGCGGCACAGAAGGCGCAGAAGGTGGCCTAGGAGAACTAGGTGGTGAAGAAGGCGGAGAAGGCGAAGAAGGTGGTCTTGAAGGATTAATGGGTGGCGAAGAAGGTGGAGAAGAGGATTTAGGCTCTCTCTTGGCCGCTGATGTTCAACGTCCTAACAAGCCATTGAATGAAGATGATGCCGATCAGAAAGATGATAAATCTGACAAAGACAAAAAATCTGAAGATGGCAAGGATGGCAAGGGTGGTAAGAAGAAATGGACTCCACCATGGCTTAAGAAGGATGCGAAGGAAGTTGCTGCCGAAGACATTCAGAAAATTCGCCAGACGATTTCTGGTTTGAGTATAAAAGATTTAAAGGCTGAATTTGATGCTTGGAATACAGATGCTGCTCGTTTCTTCCAAGAAGACGGAATTAACCGAGCATCCGTCCAATTACATGCTTATATTGACCACGCTAGGGCTTTGAAAGAAAACTCTTTGGTTGCCGCATTCCAGAAGATTCTTGTTGAGAATACCCCGGTCAGTCCTAAAGTAGCTGGATCTGATGATCCATATGCATACCAAGCTATTAATAATCCAATCAACAAGAATTATAAAGGTCTTAATGAGACCCATGAAACTATGCAGAAGGGTGTTCCAGGTCGTAAAGAAGCGATGACGATTGATAATCCTGAAAAATCCGGCGCGAGTCAGGTTACTTATAATAAACAAGCCACATTGAAGAAAGGTGGCGGACAGAAGATTAATTCAACATCTGTCAAAGAAATGCCAAAAGATGGTGCGCAAGATGGCGTGGTTTGCTGTAAAGAATGCAAAGCTAAGCATCAGGTAATTGATTGTTTATCAGAGGACACTACTTGTCCAAGTTGTGGAGCTGATATGTTCGATGTAGTAATGGAAGCTCTTCAAGTAGAAAAGAAAGAACATCAGATGGATTGCCCAGAAGGTAAGGGTGTCCAAAATAAATCAGTTGGTGAAGTGAATGTTGGTGGTGGTGGTAAGAAGCCATCGATGGATAGCCCAGATGGTAAGGGTGTCCAATCTAAAGGTGTTAAGAAGGTTGAAGGTACAGATGGTAAGGGTGCTAAATCAGGTTCACATAAGGGCGACTATGAAATGGATTGTCCTGATGGGAAATCAATTGCAAAAGCAAGTCCTAAGAGTGTTGACGGTACTGATGGATCTGGTGCTCGTGGCACAACTGAAGGCGCATTCAAGAACCCAACAACTCGACGTACTTTGAAGTGGGCGAACCGCGATGTTAGTGGTTTGAATGAAGAAGTTGATGATGTTGTTTCTAGAATTGCGGAAGCCATGGATTTTGATGATCCTATGACAGAACCACATCCAGAATCAGATGAAGAATTAGGAGAACCACATTCAGAACCGGATGCTTTAGATCCAAGTTCTGGTGATGTTCCTCCTCCAGTACCGGGTGGAGAGCTAGGTGAGCCGGGTGATGAATTGGGTGAACCGGGTGGTGAGCTTGGTGGTGAGTTGGGTGAACCAGGTGGTGAGTTGGGTGAACCAGGTGGTGAACTAGGTGGTGAGCCTTTAGATACTGAGCCTGAAATTGGTGGTGATGTTGCTGAATTCGATGTTCCATCTGGTACTAAACAAATTACTTTGAATATTGATACTGGTGGGGATTTAGGTGATGAGGCTGATATCGCTGGTGTTGGTGAGCTGGGTGATGTTGGTGATGTTGGTGCACCTCCAACCGATGTAGGAACGCCACCTGCTGGAGGCATGAATAAGATTCCTGCTTCTCCTGGAATTGAAGGTGAAGGTGCTCCTGAAGATGTTGATTTAGGACCTTCACCGGATGAAGTTCCTCTTCCAGACGAAGATGAAATGCTTGAAACATCAGTACCAAAACCATCAGCTAAAAAGTTTCCGAAGTTAGCTTCTAAACCGAAGTTAGCTACTGGCGCACATACCAACGATCCAAAAGTCATAAAGGGTGATGGAAAATCGTCTAAGGGTGTGAAGGGCGAGTAATGAGGGAATTATGGTAGCTCAGATTCGTAAAAATCGTATCGATCGTGAGGAAATCTCTAAGTCGGGTATTCTCCCGGCTGGAGTTCAGTTATTCCAAGATGATTATATGTTTGTTCTAACAGATCTTAAAAAAGGAGTTTTACGTAGTCATCCTCTTCTTGAAAATATTGAGGGTGTGAAAGAAATACCAGTAATGCGCTGTACTGGTGTTTTCCAACGTGCAGATGAGAAAAACGCAAATGGTCGTATTTATCCGTTAGGTATTCTTAAGGAAGCGGTCTCTCGACTTCAGAATGCAGTTAAAGAACGACGTGTTCTCGGTGAATTCGATCATCCAGCGGATGCCAAAATCCATTTAGATCGTGTTTGTCATCTTGTTACTAAACTTTTCTTGGATGACAAAACTGTTATGGGTGAAATGGAAGTACTAAATGATGATCGCATCCCATGTGGGTCTATGCTGGCCGGATTACTTGATCGTAATGTTCAAGTAGGCATTTCATCTCGTGGTGTTGGTGACATGGAATTGGTTCGTACTCAAAATGAGGATGCATATCAGGTACAAGATGGTTTCGAATTTATTACATTTGATGCTGTGGCTGAACCTTCAGTTAGTGGTACACAACTGCAGCGTTTGAATGAGAGTAAGCTTCGGATGGAATCAGCTAACATACGATCTCGACGTAAAGCGATTCTAGAAGCTCAGCAAAAGGTTTTGTTAGGTGAAGTCAGGAAATTCCTGCAGGATTAGGAATAATAATTCCAGGCAAATGTACTTTTAGCGAATGGGAGAGCTTCGATGAACAGCAAAGTCACAGATCTTTTGAAAAAGATGAACGTGACTCCCGAGCTTATCGAGGAATTTGATAAACTCCTCGATGAGACGCGTGAAGGGATGAAGAAACAGCTTGAAGAGCAATTCAGGCATCGCTTGGGTAATGCCAAGAAAGTGTGTGCTGAAGAAATTGAAAAACAGAAAGCTGACCTTGCTCGAAAAGTTGAAGTTTTCCTTGAGGCTCGCATTAACACGATTTCACGAGAGGCGCAGAAACAGGCGGCTATTGGCGAATCAGAAGCTACCAAGACACTTAGAGAGCTAAAATCTCTCCTTGAAGGTGTCAATAGTGGTAGTTCACCGACCGACCAGGCTGCGATTGCTGAGCTTAAAGAACTGCGTACTGCTTGCCATCGTTTGCAAGAACAGAATGAGAAACTTGGATTGAAGGCTGAAAGAGCGAATAAAATCGCTATGCAGGTTCTTCAACGGAATCGCATTCTGGAAAGCAGCAAGGCCAAAGTTTCAGCTACGCCAGTAGCGAAGCCGGTAACTGAAGCCAAAGGTGGTGAGAAAGGACGTCTTGAGTCGCTTCGAAAGCCGAGTGCGACACCAAAGACGGCACGCGCACCGATTCAGGAGACAGTCGCACACCCAGCAAAAGCCGCTGCAGTGTCCGAATCAGTAGCTCCAGAAATCGCAGCAATTGCTAACACGCTGGATGGTGACCCAGCGTTCATTCGGTAACGGGAACTACATTGACCCTTCTAAAGGAACTTGAGACATGAAGACCAATCACTTCGCATCCGCACCAACAGTTAACCCGTTGGAACTACGCCAACAGAAGTTAGTGTTGGAAGCCAAGCGCAATCAGCTCGTCTGCAAATGGAAGCCAGTACTTTCAAAATGTCTGGAAGTCCCATCAAGTAAGTACGCTTTGATGGCAGCCATCATGGAGAATCAACACTCCTGGATGGAAAACCGTAATAAGGGTGGGATCCTCTTCGAGGAAGCTACAACCACCGGCGACATTGCGGATTTCACCCGCTTCGCACTTCCAATGATCCGAAAGAGCTATCCACGCCTCATCGCCGATAATCTCGTTGGCGTCCAGCCAATGAGCACACCAGCAAGTTTGATCTTCTACATCCGCTATCGCTACGCGATTAGCAAGGGTCAGACGCTGGCTGGCACGCAGATTATGCGCCAGAACACAGCGCAGCAATTCTCACGCCAGAATGGTTGGGCACTGGATCCATACTATTCCAGTCAGACAGTTAAGGGTGAAGACGTCACTATTAGTGGCGGTGGCACAGTGATCAGTGGCACATTGGCCCATAAGCCAATTCTGGCCGGAACAGTAGTGGTTAATGTCTACGCTTCAGACGATGACAACTGCGAAGACGCAGAACCTTGTCTGCAGGTCACCTTTGATGCAAACGGCAATCCAGAATTTATCGTTTACGGTGAAGGCACGGATTGTCCAACAGTGGTTGTTGACGAAACCACCACAGGCGCAACGGTGTTTGACCACACAACTGGTGAAGTAACAGTAACTCTTTCCAGTGGTTCATTCTCAGGCACTGCAATTGCTCGTGTTGATTACGAGTTTGATCTGGAAAATAATCCTTTCCAGCCAGAAATCACACTGAGCATTGACAGTGATTCAGTCAGTGCCGTTACTCGTAAGCTGAAGACTTCTTGGTCTTTGGAAGCAGCTCAGGATCTCAAGTCAGTTCATAATATTGACGCTGAGGGAACCCTGACTGATCTAATGGCTGATGAAATGGTTGCCGAAATTGACCGTGAAATCATTAACGACTTGATTATCGCGGCCTCTATTCGTGCTACTCATAACTTCGCCACTGCTGCGGGTGCTTCGGTTAACTTTACAGATCGCAACATCGCGTTGCTCTACAAGGTTCTGGAAGTTGCCAACATCATCCACCGCACCACGCTCCGTGGTCCAGCTAATTGGATGGTGACAAGTGCGGATATCGCCAGCAAGTTCGAACAGCTGAATGATTTCCGTGGTTCAGACGCTCTGGCTCCAGATGGTATCGATATCGGCATCACAAGTGCCGGAACGATCCAGGGTAAGCTTAAGCTTTACAAGGATCCGCTCTTCCCGAACTGCAAAATCCTGTTGGGCTTTAAGGGCAATAGCGTACTGGATAGTGGTTACTTCTACGCTCCATACATTCCGTTGCTCAGCACTCCTACCGTGCTTAACCCTGACAGCTTCACCCCAAGCAAGGGAATCATGACAAGATACGGAAAGAAGCTGATCGAAGATGGTGGCCTGTACTATGCAACCATAAATGTTTCGAACTTGTAAATCTAACGTCTTTTACAAGCTGCTTG